GTTTCCTGACGACAGGTTGTTTTTCGTACCGCTCTCCCCCACACGAAGATTTCGAGAACTCGTTCCAGATTCTAATGGCTTGCGCCGTACATAGTGTGCTGGACCACACATGTGGATGTGTTTAAAGTGAGTGTACAATACGATTGTTTATTCCTTAGGTTACGCCTCTCTGCGCGCATAATCGTGACCACACAGTGACTGAGAGTTGCCACTGATCAATTATGCGAACGCCTGCGATCTTTATCGGGGTTTTATTTATATAAACTGTACAAAAATCATGCTATTCTATGCTTGAGTCAAAACGACACCTGTGGCAGCAATGCTACCAGTAAAGGTTGAAGGAGAATACGTAACCACAACAGGTAATGAGGGGTCCACAACTGTGAATCCCAATACCACTATTGCGGATATATGGGCAGTGGTACCATTAGAGGAATATGTGCTAGTTGAAGGGCTAGGAAACATGTTCCTCACTGTGTAATTGGAACCGGCATTAACACCAAATGCGGTGTATGTAAAAGTGGTGGTAGCCTGTACCACCACAGTTAACAACCATGATCCGCGTATGTTAAGTATGGTCAACGCATTACTAGAAGGTGAACCAGTAATTGTAACATTACCTGCACTGGTGGGAGTGCCACTAAATAGTGCAGTGCTAGATGGACTGAGGAACCACGTGTTATTAGTAAGATATGTTGAAGTAACATTACTAAAGACAACAGGTTTCTTCAATTCCACTTCATAGGTCACCCACAAGTCACCAACTGTATTACCAGTGGCCTGCTGCCCAGAGGTACACAAGTGTGTAACCCCCAGGTCATACAGCAGACTGGATTCTCCCACCGGGAGATCACCAGTCCGGACATATTGTATGTTGAAAGGGTTCTCGTTTGGGTCACACTCAATAGGATGTGCAAAAGTATCTGCTGGCACACTTTCACCAGACCAGTACTCATTCAGCAGCTCAGTTTTGGAAACGGGAGGGATATCATTACTACGGTAAGAAGTCTGTAACATTACCGTACCAAGTGCACCATTGGTGCCGGAAATTGCGGCACCACTGCTTGGTATGTAATGAAATACCACACCCTTGAATCGGTACTCCTGAAAACTGCTGGCTACAGTGGATAGCCAGGGAAAAGTGCCAGCTATGCCAGGGTTCAAAATATATGAATCCTGAACGGTAAAGTTGATACTACCCTTGACTTGCGCGATAAATTCACGATGTCTTATGGTTACGGTTTGACCCTCCTTGTGCATCATTGGAATACCAGTTGACGCGCGAGTAACCACAGAGTTGGATTTAACCACGTAATCACCGAAGCCCATCCATTTGGAAAGTGCTGCTCCCAAACTATTACCCACCATACCACCGGCCCCAGGAACTCCAATTAAGGAGCCCAGTGCCGTTCCTCCTACACCCCCTAGAGAACGTAATGCTTTGCCAATTGCACTAACACTCTGGGGTTTCGCCTTACTCTTTGCCTTAACTTTATTCTGTTTGCCCTGCACGACTTTCTTTACTCGCTTTTGGTTCGTGGTTGGCATATCTATAATGGTCTATTATATTATTCCCTGGTATATTAAGTACAGATAATCACGTTCTATGGCATGTGACAACTGTACATCTACTACAAGACCATCATAATACTGTTCGATCGCAAGTTGTACATCCGGTGTAATACCGAATGCATAGTAAAAACTAACACGTGCTATGTCGCTCATGGTAGCAACACCCACGCCTGATGCAAGCTGTAATTGGGAACGATTCCTAAATACATACTGCATCATCTGCGTTGAACAGGCAGTACCGTGTCTCAAGAAAACACGGTACATGCTATGCAACACCGGTACACCAGTGGTTAAAATGGTACCACATGTCCCAATGGCATGATACCACTTCCTCAATACGATTTCATTGGGGATGGTGATCAAACACATTGGATCCTTGGTAACACAGGAAACCAAATTCCTCACCATACGCCACCCTGTTGAAACTTGAACGGGGTGTGTTTGGCAGAATTCAACCTGTTCAAATTCATAAACAGGTTCTTCCACCGCCATAGCGAACCCTCTACGACGGAACCACTGAGTTAAGCCGACTTGGTAATGAGCCAAGTCTGAAGCCTCCAAGATGACAACACAGTCATCACCATTGTTGGCTAATTCGATATCAACACCGCGATACGATGAATAAGCATAAATGAGTGAACACATAATCAAACAGTTACCCAAACTGGTGTTCAAGTCACCAGAACTACGGGTACCCACCATTGTGAATTTCACTCGCCCATCACCAGCGTAAGCAATGCCTTTATTAACTAGCTGCCAACGGAGCAACTTCTTTAATGTGTGGTCTCCAGGGAATAACCGTTTATAAAAGAGGTGCTCATATTTTAATGCAGCAACGCTAACATGCATGTCAAACTTGGTTGCATCAAGTCCGATCGCCACCGGCGAATCGAACCTATCCCACTTTTCACGCATCACTTCCGCGCTACGGTCAGCATTCAGTCCCTTAATAACAGTATGGGACGTCCAGCTACGGAAGGTCTTATTGATTGCGGTGAAGTAGTGATGCTCAGCAAGTTTGAGATATCTACCTAACTCCAAATTGTACCGGGGGCTCCGCGGGTTGATAACCC